TGCAATATTCACCATGAAGAACTGTTGTGGCTGGCGAGATGTCCGTGATATGAACCACATGTCCGATGGTGATTTTGAGATGACCATCACGACGCACTCCCCCCGCAGGAAAGCATCCAAAAACGGCCACAAAACTACAACGCATACCAAGAGAAAGCTAGTCCAATGAAGTTCAACTTTGAACTTACCGAGAGGCAGTCGCTTGCTCTTGAGTATTTACTCGACGCGGTGACCCGGTACATTCTCTATGGTGGTGCGAAGGGAGGAGGCAAGTCGTACTTGCTATGCCTCTGGGTTTTCATGTGGTGCAAAATGCTCTGCAAGCTATTCGGGCTTAAACCGAGGGAGCATCCGATTCCGCTTGGGTTCATAGGCCGTAAACAGGCGACAGACTTTAAGAAAACAACGCTTGAAACGTGGAAGAAGATCATTCCACCAACCGCCTACGAGATAAAGAAACAAGACTCAGAGATTATTCTTTTTGGTGGGCGCTGCAAGATATTTTACGGTGGGCTCGATAGCTCAGAGACTATCAACAAGTTTAACTCAGCCGAGCTTGCGTTTTTTGCTTTAGATCAGGCCGAGGAGGTTTCTCGCGAGGAGGTTGGTGTCCTTCGTGGGTCGCTTCGTTTAACGTACAAAGGCATCAAACCGGCCTACAAAGAGCTTTATACGGCGAACCCCGCCGACTGTTGGCTGAAGTCTGATTGGGTGGATGTTGAACAGGCTAAGTATGCCTATATACCGGCGCTGCCAACGGATAATCCGCATCTCCCGGAGGACTATATTGCCACGCTGCAAGAGGCGTTTAAGTACAACGACGTTTTGCAACGCGCTTACATCCACGGTGATTGGACAGGGCTTAAGGATAACAACACCCTTATCAACCCGGAGATGATCGAAGCGTTGCGGAAGGTCAACATGCACTTTCCGCATAAGAAGCGGCTTATTTCATGTGACCCTGCTACCAGCCACGACGAGTGTGTCTTTAAGCTATTTGAAAACTATAAGGTATTGGAGCAAAAGATACTCGCTCGTCCTGATGATGAGATGAAGGTTGCAGCGGAGCTTGCTGCGTTCATGGAAACAACGCAGACCTATGATCTTGTTATTGATGAGATTGGTTTAGGTGGTGGCATTGCCTCTGGCGTTCAGAAAATAGACGAGTACTATCGGATCATTCGTTTTAACTCCGCATCGAAATCGATGGAGCCAGAGAAGTATGCAAACTGTCGTGCAGAAGCATATTGGTACACCATGCAGCAGATACATGATAAAGTATGCTCATACATTGAAGACGAAGAGACCAGGCGTCAATTGTACGCTGTCAAGTTTAAAATAAAAAATGGCCGAATTATTATGGTCGAGAAGGACGAGGTTAAGAAGAACATAGGCCGGAGTCCAGACCGCGCCGATGCTTATGTAATGGGCGTTTGGGCCCACGACCACGTTGAGGCATGGAAGCCTAAACGGGCAAGCAAACGGTACAACTTCGAGTACGACGAAGAAGACGAATACAACCCCGCAACAGTGTAGAGGACATAATGAAATTAGATGACATTAAAGCATTGGCGAAGACTAAGGCTAAAGAAATTGCCTCGACAATTAATAAAGATACGAGTGAACAAAGTAAGCAAAATGTCATCGCGCTCGGACTCGTCCAGTTTTGGCAGCGCGTGTTGAACGACGTTGGCACAACGACTGTTGCAGTTGATGTTGACGATAATGAAGATACAACGGCAGAAGATGTCTCTCAAGAAGAAGAACAGGAAGCAGAGTCGCAGGATGACGCTGAAGATGTTGTAGAGCAGCCGGAGCAAGAGGCTCCAGGGGCTGATGTTGAGCAACCTGCTGTCGAGTCCAAGGCAAAACCTAAGCCAAAGTCGAAAGCAAAAGGACAGGGACGGAGACGGCGCAGCAAGTGAGATAAGCGATGCCAAAAATAGAGAAAATTTATGCGGATTTCGCTATTTCCTCTAAGGCACAAAGTAAACTTCTTCGAGAGATTGAAAAAGACTTTGAGTTTGCTTTAGGAAAGCAGTGGGAACCGGAAGACGTTGAGACCCTTCGCAAAGCTGGCGTGAAGGCTCTCACGATCAATCGTATTAAGCCTATGATTAAAATAATCACGGGTATTGAACGGCAGAGTCGTAGTGATCTTATCGCCTTTCCAGAAGGAGGCGAGGACGTTATCCGCTCTGAAATATCCACACGTTTGCTAAAGAACGTGGTCAAACTATCTAGGGTCGATAAGAAGCTCTCTGACCAATTTAAAGAGGGCATGACAGGCGGTCTTTGCTACTGCGAGGGGTTTCTGGATTACACCTATAACCTCATCAACGGATCGATGAAGTTCAGGAAGCTAAACGCTAACCGAATATTCCCCGATCCAGACGGTGAAGAGTACGACCTTTCCGATCGGCGCTTTGTGATCAAATACTCGCCAAACCTCACCCGCGATCAGGTGCTAGAGCTTTTTCCAGAGGATGAGGACAAAATTGATAAGGTCGGTATGCGCCGTGTTGACCTAAAGGATATGGACGCGTTTGTTGAGCATATCCAGAAGCGCGATTATGAGAATGCTCCGGAGGTTGGGGACGCGAAAGAGCGCAGCAACGGCTACGATTTGGTGGAGTACTACTACAAGAACTGGGTAACCAAATATTTCGCCGTCGATAGGGAATCTGGAACGATCAAGGAGACTGACAGCAAGGAAGAAGCTGAAAAGTTTATTGAGGAGAATGAATTTGAAGACCCTCATATCCTGAAGAAACAAATCCCTGAAATCTGGCTGCAACAGGTCATAGGGGATCAGGAGTTTACCGACGAAGTGGCGTGGTCATATCCTCGCTGGAAGTTTTATCCATTCTTCCAGTTTATCGGTGAGCAAATGACCGTGGATATTAAAGACACCGATCTTCTTATCCAGGGCATCACCAGAGGCCTCCGAGACCTTCAGGAGGAGCTTAATAAGCGACGCACCCAGGAACTAAGGCATCTGAATAGCACCGCAAATAGCGGTTGGATGTTTCCAAAGGGAGCGTTGGATCGTCGTACAAAGGACCGGTTCAAGCAGTTTGGATCGAGTCCAGGCTTCGTAGGGGAGTATGACACGTCAAAAACAGGCGGGGTTGTTAACCCAGAGACCTTCCGTATACGCCCGGCTCCGCTTAGTACAGGGCATAAAGAGCTAGCTGCTGAGTCGGAGAAGGATATCAAGGAATCCTCTGGAATTAATCCGGATTTGCTCGCGAATGATTCGCAAAGCCAGAGCGGTAGAGCCATCTTGCTCAAGCAGCGCCAGGGGCTTGTTATGGTTCAGGAGTCTCTGGACAACTACAGCGAAACGAAGCAGATACTAGGGCGCTTTATTCTCTCGCAGCTAGGCGAAATATACACCGTAGAAACAGCCTCTCGTGTGCTTGGCGATGCTTTTCTTTCGGAGCATTTTTCAGGCCCGGTATTGGGTGAAGATAACCAGCCAGTTTTGAATGAGGACGGTAGCCCTAAGATTGTGGTCAACGCCGACGATGTTGGGATGATGATCAATCAAATTCTGAACGACGCGTCGCTCGGAAAGTATGACGTTTCGATTGGAGAGGGAGCTTACGCGGAAACCACCAGGCTGGCGAACTTCGTCACGCTTATGGAGATGACCGATAAGGGTATTCCTATCCCGCCGGACGTTATCATTGAGGAAAGCGCTCTAGCAGAGTCACAAAAGAAAAAAATTATGGCAGCAATAGCAGCTGCTCAGCAAGCGCAGGATATCCCACAGGAATAGCAACTCGTAACCGAGAGGAAAATCGCAATGGGCGAAGAAAATAAAGAGAATACAGTCGTTATCAATGAGCCAGAACCGGAAGCAAAAGATAATCCTATGACCGAAGAATCCCTTGTAGAAGAAGGGGTCGGCGCGGATCAGATCGCGCTTGCAAAGAAACATGGTATGCTTGATAAGTCAGAGGATAACGAAAACAAAAACGATGATGACAATAAAGAAATCGTCGACGATGAATCAGAAGATGATGACTCTGAAGATGAGAGTGAAGAGGAAGAGTCCGAAGAAATAAAAGCGGACGACTTAGATTCATTTGACAAAGTTCATAATTTGTTCGAGAATGAACCTGAGAAGTTTAGGCAACTGCCTAAAAACATTCGTGGTCTCTACCACAACTCGAAGGGCCTTTATAAGCGCCTGAAGAGCGAAGAACAGAAGCGCCAGGACACCGATAAAAAAGCAGATTTGCTTGGAGTCAAAGTCACTGGCAGCCTTACCAAAATCGCAAAAATACGCGAACGCCTAAAGAACAACCCAGACGACGTCACCATTGAACAAATTTTAGAAATTGTCGGTGATGAAGAAAGTCAGCCTGAGTTCGTTACAAAAGAAGACCTCGTAAAAGAAAAAGAGGCCAAGGCCACTGAGGAAGCTAATCAAAAAGCCCTCACAAATCGACTTGAAGAAGCCAATAAATGGGGCGAAGCCAATGTCGAGAACTTCGAGACGATCATTGACCAAGCGCAAGAAGTCGTCAACGAAGATAAAACGTATTTGGAGCTTATACAATCTGTACTGTTGGCAAAAGAATTTGACGAGCAGAAGTTTGTAAATACCGTTATCAAGATTGCCAAGCTAAATCCCAATTATGGGAAAAAGAAGTCCGACGACGAAGAGGAGTCAGACAAGGATAAGTCTGGCAAGGAGTCGAAGGACAACATCAACCGCATGTTGAAGAATGCGAAAAAGAAGACCTCAAGTGCCGCAGTCGGGGGTGGCAAAGGTCGACGAGTTGTCAGCTATGACGATTTAACGCCCGAAGACGTTGTGAATATGTCGCAAAAAGAATGGAACGCATTACCAAATCATGTAAGAACCCGCTTAAAAGGCGGTGCATAGTTGACAATTTAATACTCTGCGGGTAGCTCCCGTAAGAGAACCAGCAAAGTTTGAAACGGCAGTTAGGTGCCTAATCACCTGATTGCCGTTTTTTGTTGGTAAACACTTGAGGAAAGCAAATGGCTAATACAGTTAGTATTGACGCTCTTCGCCCGGAAATTTGGCAGAAAGAGCTTTATAAAGACCGTGAGGACAACCTGTTCTTTGCTAATAAGCAGATGATGGGGACGAGTGAAAATAGTCTAGTCCAGGTGAAAGATCAGCTTGTTAAGAGCAAGGGTGATCAAGTGACATTTGGGCTGACCACGAAGCTGGACGACAGCGCTGCAATTACCGGGGACAATGAGGCCGAAGGTAATGAAACGGCTATCTCGTCTTACGCAGAAGCAGTGGCTATTGATCAGGTTCGGTTTCCCGTCCGTCTGACCGGCTCGCTTGATGAGCAAAAGGCTGCTTACGATATGCGGAGTGATGCCAAGAACAAGATTGGTATTGCTACTCGTGAGTTCCTTGAGAGACAGATTTTCATGAAGCTGGGGGGTGTAACGGAGACAGACCTGACCGATGTTGCTGGTAGCGTTTATTCTAGCCAAGCAGCGTGGTCAAATACGGCTCCAATCGTCCCTGCTGCTGACGAAGCTGCGGGTACAGGTAATCGGTACGTTTGTGCCGACGCTGCCGGTATCGACTCTCTCGAAGCAACGGACATCCTTACCTTATCGTTGATTACTCGCGCTAAGATTAAGGCTCAGTTAGCTTCTCCGCGAATGCAACCGATTCGTGTCGATGGTCAGGATTGGTACGTGATGTTCATCCATCCGTGGCAAGAGTACGACCTGAAAGCTGCTTCAACTGGCAACAACTGGAGTCAAATCCAGCGTGACGCTCAGGTTCGTGGCGATCGTAACCCGATCTTCCGTGGAGCCTTGGGTGCCTACGATGGTGTGATTCTACACAGCCATGAGTACGTCCCAACGTGTCAGGCAAGCTCGGACTTCTCGTCTGGTGGTACAGACGCAGCGGTTCGTTGTTTCCGGGCTCTGTTGTGTGGCGCTCAGGCAGCGGTTATGGCCGAGACCAAAAAGTCGATGATGATGGTTGAGGAGACCTTCGACTATAAGAACAAGGTCGGCTACGCAGCTGGATTTATTGGCGGTATCCAGAAGCCAGCGTTTAATTCGTTGGACTATTCGGTTATTGCTGTAGATACAGGTGCAACTGACCTGTCGTAAGGTTAATTTCCCAGGTAGGGGGGTACGTGCCCCCCTGCCCTATTACGGCCTTAAATTTAGCATTGACACCGAAGGAGTGAAGAAATGGCAGCTTTAACTGAAACCTCAAGCAACGTGACGGAGTTTTCCGGTAAGTTCAAAGTCGCGGCTGTTGAAGTTGATGGGGCAACGGGTACAACCGGCTCTGTCACAATTGACGAGATGGACACTGTTGTTGCTGTGTTCGCGCAGATGAAAGAAGCGCCGACAGCGACGTGTGCACATGTTCGTGCGTCAATTAATGCAACTACAGCCAATCAAATTGACTGTATACTGTACGAAGACGACCACGTGACAGCTTGTACGCAAACAGCGACTGACTTCTACTTGTTAGCGGTTGGTTACTAAAAATATATCAGGCATAAGCAAGGGGGCTTTTGCTCCCTTGCAGTCTGAACGCACTCTGGGGGCTCCATGAAGGAATTGCTACTCGGTGCTGGCCGAGACAAGAGTAAACGTTTGATATTTGATGATAAAAAGGTCTTTGAAAATTTAGTGACGCTCGATAACAATGCAGGGCACAATCCAGATGTACTGTGGGATTTGACAAAGCATCCATTACCTTTTGAGGATAATGAATTTGACGAAATCCACGCTTATGAAGTGCTTGAGCATTTGGCCTATCAGGGCGATTATGAATTCTTCTTTCGAGAATTCAGTGAATATTGGCGCATTTTAAAGCCGGGTGGTTTATTTTGCGCGTCTGTACCAAAGCCAGGTTCGGTTTGGGTGTGGGGCGATCCATCACACAGACGGCATATAAGGCCAGAAACGCTTGTATTCCTGAGTCAGAAGCAGTACGAGCAGCAAATCGGCGTGACTTCGATGAGCGATTTTAGGCACATCTACAGCGCAGATTTTGAAACGGTACACCTGTCGACTAAAGGAGAATCCTTTTACTTCGCACTGAGGGCTATAAAATGAAAATACTTGCTTTAATGCCATGCTACAAAATCATGGAAGTTCCAGCTGTTCAAAGTTTATGTGCATTACAGGCTGACGTTTATAGCCGAAACGATAATATGCACATTGTTTTTGCGAATGGATTTAATGCACCGATGGCCCGAACATCATTATATCTTTACGCGGTTGAGAAAGCCGGAGAGGTTGATTGGGTACTCAATTTAGACAGTGACCACATTTACAGCGCGAAAGCGCTATATTCGCTTATTGAAATAGCGACAGAGAAGAATTTGCCCTTGTTATCCGCTACATATTTCGTGCGCGGGATGCCAAAGAAAACAGCGCATGGACGCTATGTTGAGGATGGCAAGTTTGAAAAGTTTAAAGAAGAAGAGCTTAACGGCGAGCTAATGGAAGCAGACGTTCTCGGCTTTGGGTTTCTGCTGATGCGTCAATCGTTCATTAAGCAGATGGTCGAGAAGTACGATCGCGACATATTCCATATGGACGCGCATCATAACGGCGATGAAGCTGTTTACTTTTGCAAAAAGGCCCAAGATTTAGGCCACAAGATGTTATTCGACCCAAACAATAAGGTCGGACATCTAACGACGGTAGTGAATGTTTGATGGCTGATGATTTTATAAAGAAAGTTCTAATCGATGACGCCCCAGCTTACTATGTCGAAGACATTGAGAGCATCACTATCTTTCCAGCAACAAAAAAAGTTGATGTACAATTAACAAGACGGTATTACACATTCTCTGATGTACTTGTCAGAACAGAGTCAGGCAACGTTGAAGAGTTTACACATGACCTGACTTCCTTCGTGAATTCAGCAAGACAAATACTTAAAAACAGACTACAGAATTAAATATAACTAGTTCTGTTGACGAAGGTGGGCTGACATGACAGGTGCAGAATTTCTCGCTTACACCAAGAAGATATTCCTCCGTACAGATAAAGATACTGAGATTTACGAAGCAACGACAGACATAGTCGTTGATATGAGTCTGCGTTTGTTAGCAGACGTGAACATGAAAGTCTCCTCTGCTCTTTCAGGCATTTCCTCCGTGGGCGACTACGAACTTACACTCCCAGACGACTTCGGGCATCTGCTCGGCGATGTATTAATCCGCGATACTGGCTCAGACGACACCTACTTTCCTTTAAAAAAGATCACGAAGGAAGAATACGACCGCATTTACCACGAAAACCTATCCAGTACGGCATCTAACCGCAATACAGGCACTCCCATACATTACGGCCATTTTGCAGGGACTATCTACGTTGGCCCGGCAGTCGATGCTACCGATTACGAGTTCAAGATCAACTATACCGACGATCAGGTCGCAGCTATTGTTGCTGGCACTGATCCTGTTCCTTTTACGGATAAATACCGGCGTATTTTACGCGATGGGGTGCTGTCGCTGATGTATAAGCACATGGAGAACTTTGGCGAAGCCACTCAATTTGAGGGCGATTACGAACGAGGCCTCGCAAAGATTCAGGCTAACGATGACTTTAACGCACAGGATGATTCTCCTGTGCAATATAGCGGAGTGTAAAAATGACAATACCAACGACAGCATTAGACGAAACTAGCCCAGCCGGTAGCGATAATATCTCTCAGGGCGATAATCGTATACGCGAGTTTAAAACACAAATGCGGGAAATCGGCGAGGTTGACCATAAGCATGAATCGTCTGGTCAAGACGCTGATATGGGTAAGCACAAAAAGGTTACCCTTCTTAATAGCACAACCGTCAGTGCAGGGATTGCCGATCAAGGTATTTTGTACGTTAAAGACGTCTCTGGGAAGGCTGAGTTGTTCTATATGGACGAGGACGATAACGAAATTCAGCTGACTAATGGCGGTGTTTTAAATTATGCCGTAACAGGAGACTGGCAAATATCATCTGTGACAACCGCAAGAAATGGTTGGACAAACGTAACCGCCACATACGCGGATAAGTTCATGCGCTTTGATGCGACCCCACTGGGAACAGGTGGCGCAGATGCACACACCCATACTGGCCCTTCACATACACATACCGGGCCAAGCCACACCCACACCGTTCCAGCTAATAGTGCTGTTTGGGGGACGACAACAGCCACGGCTGGAAAGTTAACCACCGGTCAGGATGGTGGTAATTCAGCATCTACAGCAGCAGCTACATCTGCGAGTGGGACGGGCAATACCGGAGCGAGTGGGACGGGTAATACGGGTTCGAGTAGTAACGTCCCTGCTTATATAGAAGTTGCTGTTTTTCAAAAGGATTAAAATGGGTTGGTTGCAGCGTTTGAAGCCACAAAAAAATGAAGTTGCTCCGCTAGATACGAATGTGAAGAATCGTATTCTCAAAAATGGAGAAGCCGTTCTTGATGTGATGGGCAGGAACATTAAAGGCGCTAGACAGTGTCCTTTGCTTGGTGGGCAGAAGTGTATTGGTGAATTCTGTGAGCATTTTATGGAATTGAGTTCTGTAAACGCAGAAACTAAAGAAACCACTACTTTTTGGAGATGCGCTCACGTTGAAACACCGTTGTTATTAATCGAGTTAAATAATAATATCCGCAATTTAATGGGGCAGCTAAATGCCAGTAACGACACAGAAAAAAGGTAGCATTCTCCTAATCAATGGTTTGGACGTATCCAAGCCCGGAGAATATATAAGCGAACAGGCAACCCCAGCTGTTCAGAACTTTCGTGTAGATCGCGGTCTTTTGACAAAGCGTGTCGGCACTGCTGCTCGTGGATCGGCTATTGGTGGTACGGATAAAGAGATCCTGCATGGCCGAGAGTTTACTCGTGAAGGCACAAAGTACAACGTTCGCATCGGTCGAGATAATATTGAAAATTACAACTCAGGAACTAGCTCTTGGGACGATATTACCGGGTCAGCGCTTACTGGATCGACGAATGATCTTGTGGACACAGCGGTTCCTTTGTTATCCGGGAAGCGTATCTTGTGCATCACAAACGGTATTGACGCTATACGCAAGTGGACGGGCACAGGTAATACAGCAGCCCTTGGAGGAACGCCTCCGGTCGCTAAGTTTATCCAAGAGTATCAAACATACCTTGTTTGCGCCAATATCGCCGGGGGGACAGATGTTAGTCAGCGCGTTCAATGGTCGCATACAGCTAATCCTGAAACGTGGGACAGCGGGAACGCTGGAAGCAAGGATTTGGTCGAGGATGGCGAAGATATTACAGGACTTAATTTATTTGGTGGATACCTATGTGTTCATAAACCGACTTCCATCTATTTGGGCGGGTTGGTTTCGACGACTTCTATCTTTAGATTTGACCGTAAAAGCACCGAGGTTGGCACTATCGCCAATGGGAGCATCGTCAATCTACCAACAGGAGAGCAGATATTTTTAGCAAAAGACGGGCTTAGGCTTTTTAATGGCGTCCGCGCACCGCTTATTGATGCCCCGGTTAATGATGAGATACGCGATGAGCTTAATTTAAATACTGCCCATAAAGCCTGGGGCGTTCTAGTTCTTGAGGAAGATGAGGTCTGGATCGGCGTTCCTTTGGGAAGCCAGACAGTTGGTGAGACCGTTTACAAGTTCAACTATAAAACTCGTGTGTTATATAAAGACACTCGAGCAAATATTAACGCTGTCTGGAGAGCTTCAGAATCTGAAGCTAACGCTTGGGATGATGCATCTGGAACGTGGGACGCGTCAACCGATCGATGGAACAGTGGTCAGCTAGGAACGGCAAGCGGTGAGATACATTTCGGCGACACATCAGGTAACACTACGATCAAAGATACTGATGCAGACGACGACAATGGCACAGCAATTGATGCTAGGTGGCAGAGCAAAGATTATCAAGACCAGGAATTTTATAGGCTTTTGCGGTGGCAAGAAATTTTAATGTGGTTTAAGGGATCAGGCACCTTTGATTTGGAGTACTCAACAGATGGTGGTTCTACTTGGAATGTTGTATCTGGTAGTCCGTTTACTCTGTCAGGTGATTTCCCGGCTGATACTAGTCCAATGCGTGGGTATTTGGATGTTTTAAGTACGAAGAATCGTTTCAGAATTACGCATGATGGTGCCGGGACATTAATTTGTAAGCAGTTCGTTATTTCGTGTGTTCAGAGGGAGTTGATTTAATGGCTGAGAACAGACTTGGTATTGGCGACATAATTTTGCCAGCGGATACGCCCAATGATTTGCGTATCGCAATAGAAGAATTTATGCGTCGTGTTGAGGACAACGTGAACTATTTGCTGTTTCCTCAATTGGTGTCTGTGACAGCTGCATATACGGCGACTGATTTAGATTCGGCCATCATTGTGGATGCAACCAGCGGGGCTGTAACAGTAACGCTCCCGGATGCAGCTACAGTGGATCAGAAGATACTTACTATCAAGAAAATTGATAACAGCAATAACGTCACTGTGGATGGAAACGGCAGTCAGACAATTGACGGAAGCGCCACGCAGGTACTATCGACGCAATATGAAGCGCTGACCATACAGTCAGACGGTTCTAATTGGTATATTTTAGCCAACAAGTAGGGGCGAAAATGGGTACATTAAGACAATTTGCAAAAGGTGCCTCACCTTTACTTGGGGCGATGGGCGTGTTTGACAAACCAGAAAGCACAACGGTAACTCAGGTTCCTATGATTACCGATGAGCAGCAAGAGGCCATGAAGCTTCTTCTGGACTTTGGTAAAACAGGGAAAACGCCATCTGGTTACGTTGCTGGAGAGGACTTTGATACTAGCGGGTTTGATTTTGGGAAAACAGGTATCGAGTCTGAAGCGACCAATCGTTTGCTAAGGCTTTTAACCGGAGGCTCCCCGGAAGGAATAGGGACTGCTAGGGATGCGCTGACGCGGTTAGCAACTTCCGGTATGGACTTTGATGATCCAGATAGTGAGTTTGGAGCATTCAAGCGGCGATTAGCGCGTGAGGTTGGCGAGGCAAGCGATGTTATTGATCGCGAAGCTGCTATTACAGGCGATCGTTTCGGAACTAGGATTATTGGTGAAAAGGGTGATCTTGCTGCAAGGCAGGGTGATCTGATATCCGAAAAACTTGGGGCTCTTTTCCGTGACACTCAGGATAGAACATTGCAAGCAGCGCTTGGTTTAGGCGGACTCGAGTCTACAGCGGATGCTATTGAGCAATCGCGCCTTAGCTTAGGATTTGAGGCTGGCGGTTTAGATCGAACGCTCAAGAATGCAAAAGCGCAGCTTAATTTCGATGAGTTCATGCGAAAGCGCAAAGAAAAACTTGCTTCATTATCCGGGTTGGAAACGGTTTTCAACCGGAACATTCCTTTCGGCATTAAATCATCAACGTATACGCCACAGAGTACGTTTAGCAAGCTGCTTAACTTCGGTTTGCAAGCAGGTGGAACGGCTCTTGGTGCAATGGTCGGTGGGCCAGCCTCAGTAGGGCTCAGATAAGGTGAGGTAATAATGGCAGAATCAGGATTAAACCTTTTTCGATTAGCCCAGGCAGAGGCGCTTAATAAACAGGCAGCTGATCCGTTAGCCTCTGGTGTAGATGCCTTACTTGCTGGGCTCGGTATCGGGCTTGATCGGGGTCGTGAAGACTCGGTTGCTCGAAGCAAATTTAACCAGCTTGTTCAAATGGAAGAACTTAAAAACAAGCTTGGGGATGAGGATCGTCTGGACGAGCAGATGCACCAGAAACTGCTTCAAGACGCCTCTCATCAAGATGCGATTTCGCTTAAAAAAATATCAGACGACATCGCTATCAAGGCTGAGAACAGAAAGAATGAATACAACAACAGAATTAAAGAAGCTGACCGCCAGCATGAGATTAGTCTTAAGTTGGCTGAGGCCGGGGTTGACCCTGCAAGCGTTGTAACGGATGCATCAAAGGCACAGCAACTTATTGATGGTAAATCCTCAAAACGGAATGATTTCTCTCGCCTTGCTGCTGCAAAGGGTAAGAAGCTCCGCAGCGAGGAGCAGGTCAAGAAGGATAAAGCCGCTGCTGAAGCTGATGAGCGTTTATGGAAGCGATCAAAAGACCTACGCGCTGAGTTTAAAGACTCTACCGCTATCAAGGACTTTGAGAAGATTCGTTTTGCTGCGTCGACCATTGATGCTGCATTTGAGAATGCCATCGATCCTATGACGACAAGTAAGATTGCTGCTGACCAGGCGTTAGTTGTTGCGTTCAACAAGATGCTCGATCCAGGCTCTGTTGTTCGTGAAAGTGAATTTGCTCGTACCCCACAAGGTGCAGCTGTTTTGAATAGGATTATCGGTCGTTTTATCCAGATCAAAGAAGGTGGTTTAAACTTCACCGATGCCGATCGCCGTGAGCTTAAGAACATGGCTGATGAGCTTTTGAACGCAGCGAAAGTACAGGCTGCGGACTCTGTTGCCGTAACACGTAACCTAGCTCAGTCTTTGGGCGTCCCTGACAATTATGTGTTCGGTGGTTATGAGGAGATATTTGATGTAAATAGAATAGCCGAACCGGAAGCCAAAGTTACCACCGGGCAACGAGTAACGGCAACAAACCCTCAAACGGGCGAACGGCTTGAGCTTGTTAACGGTCAGTGGGTTCCAATGCCAAACCCTGAATTGGGAGGCCTTTAATGGCAAGACTTGAACTGCCCACATTACCAGCAGGGTTTGTGCTGGATGGAGATACCGAAGAACAGCCACAGCGCGAGGCTATGCCCGCGTTGCCGTCTGGCTTTGTTTTGGATAGCACTGCTTCTGTAACAGCGCCTGTGGCTGCTACAGAGGAGCCAGAGGGGCTTCCCCGGCTTACTAAAGAGCCTTTAAAGGCGATCGCTAGAAGCGGTGGGCAGTTTGCATCTGATTTATTCGATGCGTTTTCGCATCCTATTCAAACTGGCAAGGCTTTTGTTGATCTTGCCTCTGGTACGGCTCAAAAGCTCAATCCGGTGCGTCAGGCTGCGGTGAAATTAGGCGTTATTGACGAAAGCGCCGGTGAGGAAACGGTTAACGCTCTAAAGGACTTTATGGTCGAGCGATACGGTAGCGTTGATAGCGCTTTGACCACAATTGATACAGACCCTGTCGGATTCCTATCAGATGCCTCAATATTTTTGACAGGAGGGGGCACAGCGGTATCAAAAGCGGGTCAGGTAGGTAAGCTGGGCCGGTTGGCTAGAACGGGCCAAACAATAGCCAAAGCGGGCCATTTTATCGATCCTCTAGAGGCTACAGCGAGGGCTGGTGGCAAAGTTATCCAATCTGCATCTACGGCCAGAAGGGTTGGGGTTGCGCCAGGGAAGGTGAACCGCGCAGCTGTACAGGCTGCTCAAGAGCTTGGAGTTGATCTCCCTGCATCGGCTAAATCTACTGCAAAAATTACGCCTATATTAGAGAGCCTTACAGCAAAGGGTTTCTTCGGTAAAAAGGTAGTTGAGCGATTCAGTCAGGCTAGAGATAAGCTCTCTCAGGTTGCAGACGATCTCGTTTCCAAGACGGGCAAGGCTGATGATATGACCTCTGCTGGTAAGGCTATGTCAGAGGGTGTTGACAATTTTAGAAAGCGGTTTTTTGAGGTTAAAAATGAGCTTTACAAAAAGGCCGACTTTTCCAAACGCGGGAAAGACGTCCCTGTTGTATCGCCTCGCACAATAGAATTCGTCAAAGAGGTTCTTGATCAAAAGCAGGGAGCCATACGGACAACAGGTGTTGCAGCGGATGTTCCGTTTTTTGAAAATCTGCTTAACAGGTTAAGTCGTCGTTCTGCGGATGGCAGGTTTCTTCCAAAAATGAATGCAGCCGATTTACATTCCGGTGTTATGGAGTTGGAAAAGAAAATCGGTAATATTAACGATCCTGTTGTGACCGGCAATAAAGCTGTTTTGAATAAAATCGCGACGTTGCTAGATCAGGATTTATCCGCAGCGGTTAAAGCAAGTAATCCGGAATTAGCGAAGGATATTTCACGTGCCGATCGGTTTTTTGCTTTAAGCCTTGATGAGCTAAATAGTGTTTTTGGCAAGAAGATTGTCGACCTCGCGGATAAGGGACAGTACGACAAGGTGATGCATGCCGTTATTAATAAAAGCACCTCGGCAGAGGATGTAAAAAGAATCTACCGATTGGTTGGGCGAGACAACGTTCCCCAGGTACAGGCAGCATTCCTTGAGGAGTTCTTTACCGGGGCAAAGAACGCGGATGGACATTTTACGCCAGCAGGTTTGTCGAAACAGATCAAAAGATTTGGTGAGGATAAGCTCGCGAGGATCGTCACGCCTGACCAGTTTAAGACTATTACGCAGCTCGATGAGCTTGCGCGTGGCATAGGCAAATTTGATTCTATTGCAAAGGGCTCACAGACAGGATTCTTAATGCGAACGCTTGCATTGGGTGGAGCGTTTTCTGTGAACCCAGCCCATTTTGTTAAGCTTCTTTTAGCTGACCTCGGTCTTTCACTAGGTGTAGGGTCAGACCTTGGGCAGAAAGTACTTTCTGAAGGGGCAAAGGTTAAAAGGTTTGGCCCAGGTGTTAGGGCTGGCAAAACGATACAAACGGTGGCTCCACAAGCTGGAACGACCGGTCGTGTTCTTCGTTCAGGAACGGTTCTTAACCGGGAAAGCGATTAACGGACTTTGTAGCGTGTTTGTCTGCGAAATATAGGAACAGCAAGAACGAGGCACAGAGGGTGCCACCAATTGCGTTCCAAGGATATGGCGCAAAAAATGCTGAGAGATACGTTGTTAGCATGAAGATTGTAAACAACATCAGGCGTCTATTTTAACATAAGGAGTATTAAAGATGGCAATAGTTCTGAGAAAAAAGGCAACCGCCGATTTGACCTCTGCTGCTCTAGCTCAGACGTTTGAGTTCCAATATGACGTTGAGCTTGTAGCTGTGTTGTTACACGCTTCGGAGGCTATTACTGAAACGGTGTCCGTGACGTTTGATTCTAAGGATGGTGCTAATTACGACACGCTTTTAGATTCTACTGACTTAACGGCAGAGACAGACTACGTTTTTCGCCCTACTGAACCGCAGGTATTCCAAAAGGGTGACAAAGTAAGCGCAGCTTGTACCAATGCCAACACAACAGGGAGTGTTTACCTGACGGTGCTTGTTAGAAGTCTACACGCATAATAGGAGCCTACGATGAGTGAAAGTGAAGAGCTAAAAAAAATACAAAAGAAAACCCGCGATTTGGCTAAACTGGCAAACGCTCATTCTGCTTCTATCAAGGCGAAGAAACAGCAGCTTGAAGAGTTAGACGGCAAGATCGCTGATGCACAAAAGAAGCTGGATAAAACGATCGAGGCGGTCGGAAAGCGGGAGCATGTTCTTAAGTCCATCGATGAGACTATTGATGAAGCGACTCTTGAGCGCCATAAGGCAATTGAGAAGAAGAGCGACTCTTTGAAAGAGAGCATCAAAAAGCTTAAAAAACAGCAACATGACTTGGTGGATGAGGTAAAGAAGCTGACGAGTAAGGCTGCAAAGATCGAGCGCAATAACATTGTCAGCATTAAGAAAGCGGATCAGCTTATAGCCGAGAAGACCAAAGAAATCAATGCGGATCAAGACAGGCTGTCCAAGGAGCTATTTAATCTTAAAGCCGATCGGATTGCACTTAATAAAAATATGGATGAGCTTAAAGACCTCAAAAAAAGCATCGCTAAGGATAAGAAGCAGCTGAACGCTCAGGCTTCTGCTTTGGAGGATAAAGCAGCTGTTATTAAAAAGCAGCAAGCGGATATCGAGCATGTCAGAAAGAGTCAAAGCAGCCTAAAAACGTCTCTCAAAGAGCGTGAGGCTGAGTGTGCTGAAAATGAAAAAGCTATCGCCTACAGGGAAGATGCAATTTCTAAAAAAGAATCAGCATATGAAAAGACCCAGGCAAAATTGGAAAAAGCACAGGAAGAGCTGAAAGCGGCGCAGTTCGCCAACGATCAACGGAAGGAAGCACTTGACGCTCGTGAGAAAGAGATCGAGTACGCCAAACTTCGTGTTCAGAAAGCTGCTCGTGAGCAGAACGTTGAGAAGGTACTTAAACAGGGGAAATGATGAAGCGGATACTATATGCTCTGCCATTTTTATTGATCGCATCGCAGGTTTTTGCGTTTGACGACATCTGGGTTCAAGGTAAACAGAGAGCGGACGTTGATATTTTGTCTTTTGACGCTATGAGCGCTCCCTCTGTGTCAGGCCTTGGAGAAGCTCGGATGTATTTTGACGCGACAGCGAACAAGCTGAAGTGTTCTGAAAATGGCGGGGCATATGCCGACTGTGTTGGCGGTGGTGGCACCGCGCTGACCGTTCAAGATATTGACGGGACGCCTACGGTTAACGACGTCGATACAATTCGTTTTACTAACGGCTCTGTTGCCGATGATGGCGGGGGGCAGGTTACCGTTACCACCGGAGCTGGTGGGGGCGGTGACGTTTCCGGGCCAGCGTCTTCGGTTGATAATGAAATCGTCCGGTTTGATAGCACGACAGGAAAGGTTATCCAAGCCTACACTTCTGGTGGCCCAACTATCTCTGACACCGGAACCATAACCATTACGCAACCGTTAATCCTTGACGATACGTCGTTCCAAGTTCAGGAGGGTGGGGACACCATGACGCTTACTGTTCCCGCTTTAACGGCAGCTAGAGCGGTTACCCTACCGGATGCAGCTGGGGAGATTTCTTTACTTGGGCAGTCAATCTCAGATGCCGAGGTAGATGATGATATAACCATTGATCTAGCAACCGCAGCAACGACCGCTGGGACAGTAACTACGGCAGCGCAGCCCAATATTACCTCTGTTGGAACGCTGACTATTCTTGATGTTGATAACCTGCGGTTGAATGGAAATGATATATCCTCGACCGCTGGAACAGACCTGACTATAACGCCTCTTGCCGGGCAGCAAATAGTCCTAGATGGCACGATCGTTGTTGATGCTGGTGTTGTTACCGGAGCGACGTCGATTACGTCCACAGCGTTCGTTGGTGCCCTTACAGGCAACGCTGACACAGCATCAGCCTTAGCAGCGAATGGCGCGAACTGTGGTGTTGCAACTCAATTTGCTGTCGGGGTTGATGCAGACGGGGCAGCAGAATGTGAAGCTATTGCGGACGCTGATGTGCCAGATACTATTACGATTGACAACGCTACGACCGCAGCCAATCTAGGGGCAGATGGTGTTGATGCATTAACAGAAATTGCCCAGGGCATAAAGACAGCAGCTAACGACACATCAAAAGTTGTTGTTGGTACAGCTGCTGGAGCTGTCTATTGTGCCCAATGGGATGGTAGCGGAAACTTAACCGATAGTGGGTCTGCCTGTGGCGCTGGTGGAGGCGCTACAGCTTGGGATGATATAGGCGATCCAGACGCAGAAGGAACCATTGCATTTGGTGATTATGAACAATTAATAACAACCACATTGGACGATGCTACTGCTGGAATAGAAGCAGCGGTTACCCTTCAAAATACGGATGGGAGCCTTACCAATGACTCATCGCTTCTCGATTTAATCCATACAGACGATGGCGATCCTGATACTATTTTTATTCAAGCGTTTGATAATACTTCTGACCTTAAATTTCAAGTCGCGCAAGACGGCAAGGTTGATATCAACGCGGACGATTCGCTTGACAGCGCTGGGCCTGTTGTGTCGGTGACGTTTGATTCAACATCGATTACCGATATGACGCTTCTCGATTTAATCCATACCGATGATGGGGACGCACAGGGTACGTTTATAGAAGCGTTTGACAATACGAGTGATCTGAAATTTCAAGTAGCAGCGGAGGGGGCAATTCTGTCTGCGTCGCTGGCTGGTGGCGGGACACAGTGTGTTCAGGTTGATAACACCGGGCTTTTAGCTGGTAGTGGCGGGGCTTGTGGCGGGGCACCGGCAACGGCTGATATTTCCGACGTAAGCGTCACACAGACCGAACTAGCAGAGCTTGAGACCATTGGGGCAACAACAATAAGCGCAGCACAGTGGGCAGGTTTGGGTGGTGCTACAACAGCTGGCATAGCCTTATGGGACGATGCGGACAATGTGGCGCAACTGGTCACACTTGGCCTTACCGCAACAGCTTCAGAGATTAATACACCATTAGACGGGGCCTCTGTCACTCTTACGGAGTTTCAAGAGTTGGAGACCATCGGAGCGACTACCATCTCAGCAAACCAATGGGCTACTCTTGGTGGTATCGCTGAAACGCTTGGATCGGCTGAGCTGGATATACTTGACGGCGCAACGCTTAGTGTTGGTGATTTGAATATTATTGACGGAATCTCCGACTCAGGCACTCTCACCGCAGCAGAACTACTCTATGTCGATGGCGTAACCTCTGCAATTCAGACGCAGTTGGATGGGAAACTCTCACTGACAGGTGGGACTCTCACCGGGGAGGTAACCGTAGACAATCTTGGCCTTGAGTTTACAGCAGGTGATGATCATTCTGATTGTTCTGCTTTTTCAGCGACAGGCGGTGGAATTTATTTTGATGACTCAGAAGGAAAGTTTAAGAAATGCCAAGACAATGTTTTGACCGACCTCGATACATCAGGAGGGTTTACTGATCTTGATACTGACTATGGAGCAGAAACGGTAACCTCAGATTTCGACTTCGGCGGTGGAGTTTTGCAAGTTCCCAATAGCACGTCACTTCCTGGCACTTGTGAGGTTGGAGATTCTTACATGGACACCGATGCTACGAGTGGGTCGCGGTGGTATCTCTGTGAGAGTGCGAATACTTGGAAGGCTCAGGGGGGCAGTGGTGGCGGAACTGCCATGACAGAGGTTCGGCTGCCTGTTCAATCAGCAAAAATAACAGGCTCATTTGTTACAGATCAAGATGCTACTCAAGGCGCTCAAATAGATGCGGGTGACGGGAATTGGAGATTATTGTTTGACCCTACTACAGATGAAGCTGCCGTTTGGCAGTTTCGTATGCCTGCAAATTATTCTTCTGGGCCTGTTTTAAAGGCGCAATATTCGATGACATCTGCAACATCAGGTACAGTTGAGTACGAAGGTGCGATTATGTGTGTTTCTGATGGAGATGCTGCTGATGTAGGAACAGCTTCATTTTCAACTATTGCAGTTGCCTCGGCTACAGTTCCTGGAACAGCGGGTTATCTTGATGAGGTAAGCATAACTCTTACAGATGATTCTTGTGCTGCTAATGATGCAACTTGGATTTACTTATCCACTGATGCAGATGATGCGACTAATGACACAGCAACAGGGGACAGGGAGGTAGTGAATGTTACGTTTGCTTACACTGGCTCTTAGTTTCTTATTTGTTCAACCTGTTTTTGCTGCTATAGATACCGATGGGTCTAATGATTATATAGATTGTGGAAATGTTTTACATCCGTCAGGGAGTGGAACTGCATTTTCTATTTCTGCATGGATAAACCCTGATGTTTCCCCTGGCACATCAAGTCAAGATGCAGTTTTAGGGAAAAGGTCTGGATGGGGAGCTAATACTGATTATTATTCTTTTGAGTTTGGGCAATGGAGTCCAAATGATAGATATATGACTTTTGATTTTTGGGGTACTGGTGGCGTTGGTCGTGGTTCAACATCAAACACACAACTCACATTGAATGAATGGGCTCAGGTTGGTGTTACTTATGATGGGAGTACAGTTACACACTATTTGAATGGAAGTGCCGATGGGACTAAAGCAATTTCTGATGCTTTAAACACTGGAGGTAATAGCATTCCTTTTCAAATAGGCAAAGCAAACTCTTTTTATTTTAATGGGACTATAGATGAAGTTTATATTTGGACAAACACTGTTATAAATGCTCATCAAATGAAGATTCTAGGAAAATCGAAGGTAAAAGGTATTGGGCTTCAATTTTCTCCTGATGCTTATTTTTATCTTGATGATTATCCGGATGGAGATGGGGTCAGTGGGAATACTTTTGTAAATTTACCAAATAGACATGTTTGTACGGCAAATGGTGGAGCTAGTATTATTTCTGTTGCAAATGAGAATCTATCTTACCCATAACTAGAGCACGGAGAGACTATGAATATAAGAGATGCAATTTTAACAGGATTGATAGTAATTACAGGTGGGCAAATGGTTCAAGCTGAACCAGTAGTCAAATGTAACGGAACTGAGTACAAGTGGTGTCGTTCTATTGGAGACACTAACGTATTCCTCAATGACCCAAACGATTTATCTACCATAAAAGATGGATTTATCTATATTCCTGGGGGATGTGATTCGATTGCTATTCCTGAGAATGAGCGAAAGTGCAACGATTCAGATTTAGACGGGCAGGTAGATGAGGTTATATCTAAAACAGCGCAAGAGATTGCTGATGAGCAAGTTGCACAGGCAAGTGCTCTAGCTCTAGCCGAAAAAGCAGCAGCAGAGGCAGAATTAGAGGCTGGCGGGTCATCGGCACGATTTAACAGGAGTTTATTATTATCAACAAACACTCGATTAAACGCATTTGCGACTGCAATAAATGATTTACGAAAGGCTCATGGGATAGCAGCAGAGATTCCGCAAATAACGAAGCAGCAGGCTATTTCAGCGGTGAAGGCAAAGATTAATTCAAAGGACACAGATAAGGTTCGATGAAACTTTATGGTATTTACGCAGCCATAGTCCTACTCGGAACAGCGTTTCTCTTACTATTCCCTCTAGTGTGGGTGTTGACATGAACTTAGAACTAGCTTCTACAGAGCAAATCATAGAAGAGCTGACAAAAAGGAATTTAACTTTTGTTCTAGCTATATTTGATAATGATTCAATCATATCTGAGGAGCAAGATTTCTGTTCAGCTTGTGAAAGTAAAGGGCCGATTCTTTTGCAAAAAGTTTTACACGAAGCGTTAGGTATGTTTGTTAATTCTCAGGTAAAAAATATGCACTTTGTTGAAAAAAATGAGGATGTGAACTGATGGGCATGAACACAGGTCAGAAAGTATCCGTTGGAACAATATTTATATTGCTCCCGTTTATCCCGGCTGTTGGGGCGTATTTTGTTATGCAGTATAGAGTAGACGCCCAAGAGCGAAAGATTGAAGAGGTGGATGAGAAGCGCCAAAAAGACCATGACATCATCGTTCAACAAACTGCGGACATTGGTTACATAAAAAAAGAAGCAGACGAGCTTGGTGAGGATTTTGAAGCGTTCCGCTACGAGCAACGAACAGCCAATACTCAAATTTTGCAGAAATTGGAGCAAATAGGAAGTCAATGAATGTTGATTACCCAATTCAACGAGTTAAAGCCGAGGATGCGTACCGGCGATGTGATCCTCTTTCAAACAGACGGCACGTGGAAAGCTCCAGATACTGTATTGATCCCGGCAGCGATACGGAAAGCCTCTCAATCGCCGTGGTCGCATATTGCCGTCATTATCGCGTATAGACTTATAGAACGGCCCAACTGGAAAGAAGCCGGGGGGCCACCGGAGATGTGGGTAGCATATGATTCTCCGATGATCATGGAAAACACAGTAGCGGTTTGGATTCAATTAGCACACGCAACGAAACACGGCGGGGTGCATACAGAGTTAGGCTCTACCGTCCTACAAAACCATAAGGGAGTGGCAGCATGGGTGCCGTTAGATCACATAAAAGCGTATGGGATGAACCCGAACTATCAATCAAAGATTCATGCACTCAGCTTGAAGACGGACGGCTTAAAATACGCCGAAGAAAATCTGTTCCGCTCTATAAAGCTATTCCGTTATTTTTTGCGTCAGCAGTTAAATGCTTTTACGTGTTCTCAGTGTGCGGAGTTATTCTATTTGGCCTGTGGCTTTCCGGTGATCCGTCACTCCACGCCAGCTGGAGTAGTCGAGCATGGCATCTTCACTAGAGATGTAGATGGTGAGATAATAGGTAGACTGCTGGTAGCAGATCAGTCTGCTAAGTTTAAGTTGTATAACAAAACCTGAGGTGACACATGGAATGGCTAAAAGGTAAAAAGACGTACATCGTAGCTGGATTGGCGGCTCTTTCGTTTCTGATTGAGTTCCTCGCTGTAGGCGATTTCAGCATGACTGCAATTATGAACCTATTGCAATCACAATCGTTTGCTGCGTTATTCGCAACGGTACGTGCTGGTATCACTAAGAGTGGCCCAATACCACCGGCACCGCCTGCGTCATGAAGTTAGCGCTTGCTATCCTTGGCCTTTTAACGCCAATAGCGACTGCGTTCGTTTGGTGGGTTAAAAACAAGGAACGTCGGAAAAAGGATCGAATACGCAAGGAGATTAAAGAACATGAACACTTATTGGCTAAAGCGCTCCACGAGAAAGATGCCGATAGTGTGGCTTTGCATACTGAGCATCTGCGGAGGCTGCGCGAAGAGTGGCGGTATCTGGCTCGGAGATAGTATGGAGCCGACATTCGTATCCGAGGGACAATCGTTGCTTGTGGATGCTATCTGCATGAGCCCCGGCGCGTACCAGAGGGCAATAGAGGGCTGCAACCAAAAGACGATGGAGGAATAGCTAGGCCAATTACTACACTGAAGTCTACCAAAAGGGGCGCATCCGTTGCCAGGGCGGGTGTGCCCTCCCCACATTAGGCCCGAAGTGCCCAAATTTAGCCCACGTTTAGCCGTGTGGCCCTGAAACCTCTCCCTGGTCGCCTTGCCCTACCCTACCCCAGATCGGCCCATATACGGCGAATGTGGCCTATTTTTCTGAGTGGATTCATGCTATTTTCAGCGTAAATATATTATTCTCAGTAATTGAGGAATAAGTTGCAATTTTGAGGAATAAGCTGGTATAGTAGTCCCACAAGCGAAAAGGAGCTTTACATGAGATTCAACTACCAGATAATTCGAGAGCGCCGGGAGGAGATGGGCCTTACCATCGAATCATTTTCCGGTATAGCTGATTTAAGCATTTCTCGAATTTGTGCGCTTGAAAAGGGGGATGTAATAAAACCCTGGGCAAGCACTATCAACAAGCTCTGTCGGGCTCTAGGAGTAGAGCGATCCCAACTTTGGGTGGAAGAGACCGATGAAGGCTAAATCATTCCTTTCGGCTGCCTTGCTATTTTCAATCGGAACAATAACTATAAATCCTAAGCTTGCGATGGCGATGGATAGTAGGGCAGCTGATAACATTGATACGATAATCGTCCACCACTCGGCCACTGAAACAGGAACGGTCGAATCATTTAGAAAGTTCCATGTGGAACAACGTGGCTGGGACGATGTGGGATACCATTTTGTTATTTACACCGACGGGACAGTCCACGAGGGCCGTAAATCGAAATTCGTTGGCGCTCATGCCAAAGGTCGAAATTATTCGAGTCTAGGCATCTGTCTCGTCGGTACTGATTCATTCACGAAAGCCCAAAAGAAAGCATTGGCCGGGCTTATTCGTGAGTTGAAAGAGCAGTACCAAATAACCTCAGTAGAACGGCATCACGAGAAATGCCCCGGTCGTGGGCTGAACGTGGAGCGGTTCAACGCTGAAAAATATAGGAGAGCAAACCTATGAAAGTTAAAAAGAAGCCCAATATGAAGAGATTCAACCTGCTCGTAATCTTTCCAGACGGCTGCGCGGAGCCTTATAAAAAGTGCGCTGTAGTAGCTGAGAGCCTGACGTTCGCGCAATTACAGGCGTTTCTGGCACATCCGGGGGCGGGTCATGTCATCAAAGCCTAAGACAAGACGGCCTCGTTGGACAACGCGCCTTCGGAAGTTTGGCGATTGGGTCTGCGAGAAAGTGTCGATGGCCTTTGTAGGAATGATCAAATGGGGGCTTGGCTCCTATGTAGTGATCACTGTCCTAAACAACATGGCCTACACGCCAAATAGACCGGACTGGGTAGAAAACGGAACAGCAGCCATAGTTGGCGTTTTAAAGGGGTGGTTCTGATGGATCGCTGCGGAGTGTGTAATTGCGAGGTTATGAATTGGGAAACACACCGACTCTCTCCTTGCCATCGCCGGTCGGAAGAGCGATTCTTTAATCGCATTATCTTCCAAGGCCCAAAAACCCTGAACGAGCAGTTATTGTACGAAATTCGCTTTGCAACGACCCCGTCGACGAGGGTCAAAAAATGGAGGAGTACATGACGCAAGTCGTGACTACACAGGAACAGCGCGATGTTGTCGCTGAACAGGCAGGGGCTCCCACACCAATGGAGCTTCAGCTTGATAGTAAGGCGGTTATTACCCGTATTGGTGCAGTAGCGGAGGTTATTTCTGGCTGCGCGAAAGCGTCGCTACAAAGAACAAACGCAGCCGATTGGGTAAAGATGGGCGATAAGTATTACCTACAAGCTACTGGCGCTCAAAAAGTCAGGCCGGTATGGGGTATTTACTATCGCGATCGGAAGGTCACATTCGAGCAACTACCTGGCGACGATGCCGGTTACGCCTACATCGTAGAGGGCAAGGTTGGCTCAAAGGTGCTTGACCAGCTTTACGGTGAAACGGTAATCGAGATCGATGGAGGACGCTCTTCAAAAGACCCATTCTTCACAAAGGGCGATAGAGAGCCCGATCCGATGGACGTTCGTAAGGCAGCGCTTGCAAACTGGGAGGCCAGAGCGGTCGCTGCATTACTTGGGTTGAAGAACTTCACCGACGAAGACCTGAAAACCAACGGTGTGGCCGTAGATAAGATCATAGGCGTGAGCTATCAATCCGGGGCCGAAGGGGGCGGTAAAACGAACCTGATCTCTGCGAAGCAGTGTGGTCGTTTGTACGCTATCAGTCAGGGCCAGGGCATATCGGAGCAGAACATGAAGGATTTCCTTCAGGCCTATGGCTACTCAAGCTCGAAGGACATCGAGCGCGATAAGTATGAGGAAATTTGTGCGTTAACGGAGCAAGGCGTCTCTGCAATGGCTAAGAAGATGGCCGAGTTGCGGGGGGATGCCAATGCCTGAAACCTCCACAATTCAAGCTGACGCGCACGATCTAGCAAAGAGTTTAGCGACTCGAAGGTATGCCAGGCTAGACCGTGAGTGTCACAAGGAACCGTGGAAGCCTCGTCGCATTTTTGCGTCGGGGCTTTCTGAATGTGAACGGCAGATGGTATACGCTCACACGCACTGGAACGAGAAAAGCCCGTTTAACCCACAGGCTATGGCGTCAATGCAAGATGGGAACCACGAAGAAAAGCTGATCATCCAGGAGCTTATGGAGGACGGTTTCGAGGTCGTGGAAAGCCAGGTTAGCTTTGACATTGATGCTATTTGGGCGACCGGACGGATAGACGGAAAAATCAAATGGAACGGTAACAAGATTCCGTTTGAGGTAAAGCGCTTGCAGCCGTTCGTGTTTGATCGGATCGAGAGCGTTGAGGACTTCGAGGATAGCCTGTGGCTTCGCAAATACATGAACCAGCTGCACTTGTATATGCTCGGCCACAACATTGAGGTTGGTCTTTTCATTCTAAGCAACGGCTTGGGTAAGCGAAAGTATATCCCGGTCGAGCTGGACTATGAAAAAGCCGAGGCTATCTGGAAGCTCTGCGAAAGCGTCAAGGGATGCCTGGATAGGATCGAAGCCTTGAAAACGGCAAACCCGGATGCAGACATAGATGCCCTGCTCCCGGAGCGTATCAAATACGACGGTAAGATTTGTGGCTATTGCTCTTGGTATGCGGTATGCGCCCCGGATAAGCATTTCGGGGAGGGGGCCCAGGTGATCGATGCGGAGATGGTCGAGAAAATCGATCGTTACTCCCACCTGAACGCAGACCTCAAGCCGCTGGTAAAAGAGCTAGAGGGGCTCAAAAAGGAGATCAAAATGGCGGTCGAAGGTAAGGAAATGGTGCTGGCTGGCAACTACGCCATCACCGGCAAGTGGGTAGAGATGAAAGGGAATCCAAATCCGAAGCCAAAGGCAGCATATCGGTGGTGGAAATGGAGCGCTGACGCTTTGGTAGCCAAGACGGACGGAGGCGTTGACGAATGAGGAATTACTCCCGTGTTGCCCCACAGTTCTGGACAGGTAAAACAGGGAAGTTTTTACGCAAGTCGGGGCCAGATGTGCAGCGCGTAGCGTTCTATCTGATTACCTGTCCGTCTGCCAATATGATCGGCCTTTACTACCTACCGCTGACGCTGATATGCCATGAGGTAGGCATGGCTCTTGATCAGGTATATAACGCTCTGCAAACGCTAGAGGGCGCTGGATACGCCTACTATGATGAGGATGAGGAGTTCGTCTTCATCCCCGAAATGGCTCGTTTCCAAATAGGCGAGGAGCTGAGTGTTAAAGATAACCAACGGATAGCCGTTGTTCGGATGATCGAACAGGTTACCCATGAGAGCTACAAGGAGTTGTTTATCGATCGCTACAAGGATGTGTACCATCTGGATGCCCCGGTATACCCCAAAGGCCCGAATCACGAGAAGATTTCACGGCAGCTAGTAAGCGCTGTGATGATGCGTGACAAGGGGTCTTGTAGGGGTTGCCAAGGGGTTAAAGACCTCCAAATGGATCATATTTTGGCTAAGATTTTGGGTGGAAAGACAGAATTCGATAATTTGCAGGTTTTATGCGCCTCTTGTAACGCGAAAAAAGCTGCGAATGATCGTAAAGCTTTCTGGGCTAGCCATTTAGGAATACCCTTTTCTGAATCATCAGAAGGGGTTGCCGACCCCTTGCAGACCCCTTCGGGACGAGTGCCTCACCAGGCACAGGCACAGGCACAGGAGCAGGCACAGAAGCAGGCACAGGCACATAGTGGCTCCAATGAAAAGAAATCCACAAGCAGTGGAAAAGCTGTGGATAACCTCGCTGAGAGAATTTGTGAATGGATGCATAGAAAAACATTCAATACAACAAAACCAAAGGATGAGCTTCAAGAGCAATTGGCTAGAACAATCAAGAAGCATGGGGTTGAACCTATAACACAAATCTTTGAAAAAATAGCCAATGGCCACGATCCTCACCCCAAGGTGTTCTGGGAACAGGTCAAAATATTGAAGGAAAACAATGCCCAAAGCTAACGAGACTGCCCTGGTTAACGCCTGTCTTGCCTATTTAACAGCCTCAAATGCCTATGTATGGAGGAACAATACCGGAGCTGTGCGATCTACCTACACGCGCAAACGTGACGGAAAAACGCGAGAACGTATGATTCGCTTCAATAAGCCCGGCATGAGCGACATTGTTGGGGTAGGGCCCTACGGGACATTTATCGCTGTTGAGTGCAAAAGGCTACCAAATAGGCTAAAAGATGGCTCAAATCAGGCTGATTTCCTTGAAAAGATAGCACTTATGGGCGGTTTTGCGACCTGTGTGTATGACGTAGAGCAGCTTCAAAAGGAGTGGAAGGAGTTCTTCAATGCAAATACATAGCGCGAAAACAATAGCAATAGCAGCGTTTTGGCTGATAATTATTCACATGGTCTGGCATGCACTATGAGCCCCAAAGCGTGGTGTTGGGGATTAGGCCTATCAAGCATACTTTGGGCTATGTTGATCGGGTTGGCAGTTGTTTCAGGAAGCCTAAAAAAGGAGGGTCAATGGAAAAGCAGGTTTTATCAGACAAGCGTATACGATTTGAGCTTGAAAACCACCCCCTAGCCGAGGACCACCTCGATTGGCGTGGGCACCACAACGTGGTGATTGGTATGTTCAAGGAGCGTGTTCAAATGCTCATTCAAAGGCGCAGGTATTTCAGCATGTGGCTGGTGGCAAACGTGGTGCGGTGGGATTACTTCTGGGAATACGATGAGGAGTTTAAGATACGGAGGGATGTAAAGATCACATAGAGTTTGCTGTCTGGGCTGAGACACACGGCTATTCGAGAACGCGCACAAAAAATGAGTGGGAAGTACTCCGATTGAAGAAGCCGGGACAGCCTGTGCTTATATACTGGTCGCATATCGGTGGCGACCACGCAACAACCGACTATCGTAGTCAGCCATTGGTTAACAAGTGGTTGAGAGCTAAAAGGAAAAAGAATGCCTAAGTACCTATTCACGTTCAGATTGCCGAGCGAAAACAAAACACGGAGCTGTACCGACGTTGAGGTGATTGCTGAAAACCTCGACGGGGCGAGGAAGAAGATTGCTGAGGCCATTCAACACCCAGACGCAGCAACGGCTATCCCCTGGGGCTTCACAGAGAACTTCGACTGTCCGAAGTGTCGACCGGTGATCTCGGAGTGTAATTACGATGGATAAAGTCTGCTGGAGTGAGCCATCACACCCGGAGGCTTGGAGCGATGACATGGACGTCATGTTCTTTTTCTACGTTCCCAAAAAGTGGTGGAGCATTAAAGCCTGGAAGTTTGCGCTCGAGTTCCGGGCGCATATGAATAAGCGCCTGGTTCAGTGGTATGGCGATCACGCGGCTTTACGGGCATAATGTCAACCTCGGAAATCGACAGCGGGGTTTTGAGAAAAAAAGCTTTAGGAGGCAAGCTGGGCATCGCTTCCTCCGTCAGATTTTTTTGAGACACTCGCTTCCTGAGCCCATCGTATAAGGGTTCCGTAGAAACCTACGGAGTTTTCGATGATCTCGCGGGCATCTTCGCGGGTCAGCGGCTCCGGGGAGAGTGGCTGCCACACCTGGATGGTTTCGTCCAAAAAATCGTTGTCTATTGATCGTTCTCTCATGTCAGATTCACCACATTTTGTGTTCTGACTCAAGAGTACGCTTAGAGGGGGGTAACTATGGGGGGAGCAAAAGGGAATTTACTGGGAATTTTTTAAATTAAATAGGTTTAAATCGGAAAGAGCCGGCTGAACCGCCGGAAACTATGATGGTTTTCCATATACCTAAGTAAAAACAACAACGAGGAGTACTAGCTAATGAAACGACTATTGTTCAAGTGGGGGAATTTGAAAGGTTGGGATGGCCTAGAAGGGGAATGTCTTGCGCGGCAGATTATCCAGATGAAGCAAGGAAGGCTATTCTGTGCGAATTAATTGATAAATTTGATGGTGAATTCTATAACGATTGGGACGGCAGACCTATGACGAGGCAAGAGGCTAAAGAATACATTATGAACTACGGCAAGCCCGTGCCACCTTCCACAGGAGGAACTAAGGAGGACTGATGATGCAAGAACGTTGTGATGGTTCTATGAGTGAGATATTTAACATATCAGAGAAAGATAAGTTGAGTGACGTTCTTAAGGATGCTAACACTAAATTGTTACATCAGGGAACAAAAGAAGAATTGGAGAAGTTGAAAGCAGAGCGTGAATTTCTAATTGCCCGTTTTGACCGCATTGAAAGCAAGCTAGATGCGTTGATTATTCATTTGCGAGTGCCAACATCAGGCATTGTTGTATCAAAGGAAATGCCCTCTGATGATAAGCTGCGACAAGGGGTATAGAACAAATCAAAAGGCTTGTGCTGGTACTGCGGTACTAAATTGGGCTCGAGTTGATGGAGTCTCCAAAACTCTATGGGCAAGGTTCGATTCCTTGGGTGCCCGATTTTAACAGCAGTGAGGGTTATTAAAATAAATGGAGGTGTTCTTTATCATGAGCGAAACGATGAGCATCAAAGAGGCCGTAAGAAGCTCGTTATACGATCAAGGTGTTCAGGAGGTAATTGACGGTGAACGTATGGAGATGCTAACCAACGATCTAACAGACCTCGTCCTGTCGCTCGTCAAAAAGCATGAGATCGAAAAACAACAACGCGAGACGGGTGTAAAGCATGTCGGATAGAACAGAAATCGTTTGTAGGTGGTGCTCCGACTGCAGGCTTCATTACGCTCATAAACGGGACGCAACAGGTAAGCTCAAGTGCTTCAAACACATTCTCAATAAAACATATTCCTTTGTGGATGAGGCTATCCGACACGCCGAGACTCTTGCTCGTCGACGGAAGAACAAAAAGGGGAACAAGAATGAAGATCGTGCCGTACCCGCATAGCGTATTGACGAACCCGACGCTGCCGGTAACAAGTGAAACAGTTCCACAGCCCGGCCTTGTGATCGACATGCTAAGTACCATGTTCAAAAACAATGGCATCGGGCTTTCGGCTAACCAAATCGGCCTTGAGGTAGTGCCTAAACTGTATGAGGGCATGGTCGAAGACATCCTTAAAGCTCTCGAAAAGATGTGTCCGCGAGGGTTCTTAATTGTTTATAACCAACCGAATGGGCAGGTGTGTTGTTTTGGTAAAGTGAGGGAAGGTGACCGTGTCCTTGCCGAGGTTGCAGACGTTATCTACGAGGAGTTAGGGATCGACGATCCAGAAACTGACTGGAGAAAAGGAGGCTGATCATGGACGAAGAGGGCAACATTCCAAAGCAGAACAAGCTCAGGGACTTAAACTGGGTATTTCCCGCATACAGCGCTTTTCTTTTCGCCCTGGGGGGTTGGGCTATGAAATGGCTTCGGCGCTATGTTTTGCCCCTTTCTGGCGGTTTTTTGGCCCTTCTGTACGGTGTCAGGTGGTACAGATGCCTCCTTTACGTCGTTGCGACGATCGGAGCTTTTTCTTTGGGGTATTCCCCGGAACGTAACCCTATGTGGCTAATCGCTATCATATCCGCAAGCTATGGGGCCACACCGCTCCTGTTATGCGAGGGATGGCGTCCTACTACCCGCTGGTGGCTATGGCCTTTGCTGACGTCGATAACCTTTACCGGATTGATGCTGATTAGTTTGAACTTCAATTGGTTTCACTGGAAAATAGTCGAGGCTGTTATTGGTTACCTTCACGGCTCTATGGTTGCCATTGCTATCGATCGCTACGTCAAGTCTCATCCCGACCCGGATGAAGAAGAAATGGAAAAATTAGTCAATTCCGTGTAGACTATTCTTGACAGCATAAAAACCTTGTGATCCAAAGGGCAGCTCATGGCTAGGCCAACCAAATTCACTCCAGCGTTTATCAAGAAGGAAGCGAAAGCCTTCCGGGATTACGCTAAGAGCAATGCGCTCCCTTACTTGAAAACCTTCTGTGCCGAGAGAGGCTACAGCGCACAGCGCATATCTGCATTCGCTGAAAAATGCGATGAGTTTAAAGAGGCGTTGGAGTATCAGAAGGACATATTTGAGTCTAAGCTGGTTAAGCTCGCGCTGTTCGACAAGATCAACTCTAACTTTGCAATATTCACCATG